TTATGACCGCTACATAAGAGGATTATGGGCACTGGCAGAGGGACTTATATTTCCAATGTATCAAGACGCTATATACACCGAAAATGCGCTGAAATCGGCTGAATACGAGCGTTTATGTATCAGTCTTGACTACGGTACCCAAAATGCGTTTGCGGCGCTAATTTGGGGAAAATACAAGGGAATATGGTATGCCTACAAAGGATATTATTATTCTGGCAGAGATACCGGCGTGCAGAAAACAGATACGGAATACCTGCAGGATCTTGAAAAGACGTTTACGGAAGAGATTTCCGCATATCGGAAAAGACTGGAGCGATACAAGACAGGGTATACAAACACGCCGCCCAGAAAGATTGAACTGATTATTGACCCGTCAGCGGCGTCTTTTATAGCACTGTTAAAGAAACAGGACTGGTGCTCGGTCATCAAGGCAAAAAACGATGTGCTTGACGGTATCCGGGAGACTGCCGTTGCTATGAAAAAGGGATTGATTAAGGTTTACAGCGGTCTGAAAGAATGGCAGAATGAAGCTGGTGGGTATGTATGGGATGAAAAATCAGTTGAGGAAAAGCCGGTCAAAGTAAACGATCACTACATGGACGCAACAAGGTATTTTGTCTATACAAAAGGGATCGCAAAAGTCAAAAGGCATTACAACTCGATATTTGAACAGTATGCAAATATTGGCTGATATTTTCATACGCTATACAATAAAACGCCGGGGAAACACGAGACATCACCGCAACATTTGACCAGAATGAGGTAAAACATGATTACGTATCAGGATCTTTTAAAAGTGCCGGAAGTTGATAAAGACAGAATGGACTTTATCAAAAAGGCAATTAATCAGCACAAAACCACAGGACTGTACAAGGTAGCGCAGGACGCTGACCTGTATGACAAGCACAGAAACAAAACGATTGTAGACTTCCAGAAACTGCTGTACACCGTATCAGGAAAAGCCGTGCCGGACATCTGGTCTGCGAACTTCAAAATGGCGTGCCGGCACTTTCATCGGTTCATCGTGCAGGAAAATCAGTTTTTACTTGGTAACGGTATAAGCTGGAATCAGGACACAACAGATGAACGCATCAGCACAAAAAAGCATCCCTTTGACAATGAGATCCAGAACGCCGGACACAAAGCACTGGTACACGGCGTTGCGTTCCTGTTCTTCAACGTGGATCACGTGGAAGTGTTTGACGTATTCGAGTTTATGCCGATCTACGATGAAGAGGACGGCGCAATGAAAGCCGGAATCAGGTTCTGGCAGGTTGCATCGGACAAGCCTATGAGAGCAACACTGTACGAAATGGACGGCTACACAGAATACATCTGGCACGGCGGCACGGGAGAAGTTCTGCAGGAAAAGAGAGCGTACAAGATCAAAACAGTCACTTCCGAAGCAGACGGCACGGAGATTTACGACAGGGAAAATTATCCGGCGTTTCCGATTGTGCCGCTGTGGGGCAATAAACACAAGCAGTCTGAGCTTGTGGGACTGCGAGAGCAGATTGACTGTTACGATCTGATCAAGAGCGGATTTGCCAATACGGTCGATGAAGCAAGCCTGATTTACTGGACAATACAAAATGCTGGCGGTATGGATGATGTCGGTTTATCACAGTTTGTCGAGAGAATAAAGACAGTACATGCGGCGGCAATTGAAGAGGACGGCGCAAAAGCTGAGAGTCACACACTGGAAGCACCGTATCAGTCAAGAGAAGCACTACTCAATCGGCTGGACAAAGACCTGTATAAAGATGCAATGGCGGTTGACTATGAGCGCATAGCAAGCGGAAGTGTCGTGACAGCGCAGATTCGGGCGGCGTATAACGATCTAAACGCAAAGTGCGATGATTATGAATACTGTGTAAATCAGGCAATTATGTCGATTCTGGAACTGGCTGGGATTGATGACGAGCCGACATTCACCCGGTCAATGATTGTCAACCAGTCGGAAGAGATACAGACCATACTGCAGGCGGCGCAGTACCTTGATTCCGAGTACGTCACCGAAAAAATCCTGACGATTCTGGGAGACAAGGACAGATATGAAGATATGATTAAGAAGATGGACGCAGACGAGATTGAGCAGATTGCACCTGTTGAGGAGCCTGCTGAGCAACCGGCTGAGGAAGAGTTAAATGGATCAGGCACATCTGGAAACAGATAAAATCATAGAGAAGATCGCAAAGCGGCTGAACCGTGAGTACAAGACAGCGAACAAGGACATGGAGAAAAAGCTGGAAAAGTATCTCAAAGCGTTTGACCGCAAGGATAGGGCAAAAAGGGATCTGCTGAAAAAAGGTCTGATAACACAGCAGGAATATAAAGACTGGCGCATTGGTCAGATTATGATCGGAAAACGCTGGGAAGAAATGCTTGATACACTGGCGCAGGATTATCACAACACCAATGAGATTGCCCGGCAGATCGCAAAGGATAATGCCTATGACGTTTATGCGCTCAATCACGACTATGGAACGTTTCAAGTGGAAAAAGAATCTCTGGTGGATACATCGTACACGCTGTATGACCGGGGTACGGTTTCCAGACTTGCGAAAGCGGATCAGAAGATGTTGCCTGACCCGTCAGAGAGAACGCTGAAAAGAATCAGGGACGCAAAGGAAAAACGCTGGTCAAAGCAGAAACTGAACAGCGCAATCATGCAGGGGATTTTACAGGGTGAGCCGCTTGCGAAAGTAGCGAAAAGACTGCAGTTAGTCACCAATATGGAAAAGGCGCAGGCGATGCGTAACGCAAGGACCATGATGACCAATGCTCAGTCCGCCGGACGATATGACGCATACCGGCGTGCTAAAGGCATGGGCATTGATTTCAAAGTGGTTTGGATCGCTACACTGGACAATCGGACACGGCATGAGCATCGGCAGTTGGACGGGCAGATGCAGGACGTTGACACGCCTTTTGAAGTTGACGGACAGAAGATAATGTATCCTGCGGATTTGGGCGGCTCAGGCTACAAAGTGCCGCCGGAGTTAATCTACAACTGCCGTTGTACAATCGGTGCCGCTATTCCGGGGACAAAACTCTATGAACAGGGATTGCAGGGTGTTGATAGGTTCTCACGGCTGGGGGATATGAGTTATGAGGAATGGAAAGGTGAACACGAAAAAGACTCTTTAACAACCGAGCCGGTAAAGACGCCAAAAACAAAACCTTTTGAGAGTGCTAAAATTAAAGGAGCACTTGGAGACGATTACGAAGAATTTAGAGGTCTTGTTGATAGTAGCGAAACCAAAGGATTGTTTGATAAATATTCTGATCAGTGTAATAGAATAAGTCGAACTTCTGGCGGCGGCGTTTATCGTCCGCTTAGTGATTCGATTGAATTTTCTTACAGCAAAGATGTTGGAACAAACAAATTCAGCACGCTGGCACATGAATCTGGTCATATGTTTGATGCAAAAATTAGCAGGCATCCGAAATTACATTTCAACGAAATTGATACGATTAATAATCGGTGCAAATTTGGTTCCGGTACATTCAAATTTTTAAAAGAAACGCCGTCTATGTCGGACGAATTTTTAAGCGCATTAAGGAAAGACGCTGAAAGATTACGACCAATGATTAAAGACCGCAGTATAGTATCCGCAATGCTGGCTACGAAAGAGACAAGAAACGCAAGTGGAAACATTCAGGATTTTCTTGATGGACTTTTCAGCACACAGGATAAAGGATTACTGCCGTGGGGACATGGTGATAGATATTACAACCGTGCATACAATCGCAAAGTCAAACAACTTGGTCTTGAGAAACAATTAAAAGAAGCATACAAGGAACTTGGATTTGATGCCAGCAATCAAGCAAAAGTAAAAAGGCTTACGAGATTATATGAAACTGCATCAGAAGCGTGGGCAAATGTAAATAGTGCTGTTACCGTTGGCGGAATGGAACTGGAAGAGTTTGAAAAATATATGCCTGAGACAGTAAAAGCGTTCAAAGGAATAATAAAGGTGGTGCAATAAATGCTTGACGAAATGCTGAAAAAATACAGAAAAAAATTCGGAGAAGGTTTCCCGATGATCCCGTTAAAATGGGGCAGAACCGACAGTGAGGTTATTGAAATCATCGAAAACTGTTTAGCACAGGGAAAAGATGTATATGAACTTGGACTTGTGTCAGATGATGAAGATATTATCTATTAAATGGAGCAGGCTATGGCGTTCAAGGTTGTAAGTCACCGGCAGGAAGCAATAGATGCAAAAGATGAAGCAGTAAAGCGTGCTATGATACAGATTGGAATGGCGGCTGAAACTTATGCCAAAGCACTCTGTCCTGTTGGCACGCCGGAAAGCACCGGCATAAAAGGTTATATTGGCGGAACTCTGCGTGGTAGTATTACATACGCAACAGAGGAACAGCACTCGACCGGGCAGGCTCCTGCAAAGGGCGCAGATTACAAAATGTTGGCAACGCCGGAGAAAGAGCGTGTGTACATCGGCACCAATGTGGAGTACGCACCGTATGTTGAGATGGGAACGGTCAAGATGAAGCCGAAACCGTATCTCAAACCGGCGATTGCCAACAATGCCGCTGAGTATCAGTCGATTATTGAAAGAGAGTTAAAAGGATAGTCAGAAATGGCTATCTTTTTAATGTTTTCAAACAATTCCGGCTGTGATATAATCTATACCGTAATGAATCACAGAGAATCGTGACCGAAGTAAAGGAGATTACATGGCACTCACAAGACGCATGCTCAAGGGAATGAGCCTGACCGAAGAACAGATTGACACTATCATTGAAGCACACACTGAGACAACTGATGCGCTAAAGGAAGAGCGTGACAGCTACAAGGCAGATGCCGCAAAGCTGCCGGCGATACAGCAGGAACTTGATGATCTTAAGTCGAAAGGCGATGACGGCTTCGAAAAGAAGTACAATGATCTCAAGGCCGAGTACGACCAGTACAAGCAGGAACAGGCTGACCGTGCAAACAAAGCGGCAGTTGAATCCGCTTACAAGGCACTGCTGAAAGAAGCAGGCGTGTCTGATAAACGGATTGCGTCTATCCTGCGAGTGACGGATCTTTCCGGCGCAAAACTGGACAAGGACGGCAAGCTGAAAGACAGCGACAAGATGGTGGAATCTATCAAGGCAGAATGGTCTGATTTCATTCAGACATCCGGCGTGAAAGGTGCGGATACAAAGACACCGCCGAAAAACAGCGGCGGAAACCTGACCAAAGAGGACATTTTAAAGATCAAAGACGCAGGTGAGCGTCAGCAGGCGATTGCTGAGAATCTTGAACTCTTTGGTTATTGACGAAAGGAGAAAAGATGTCACCTAAAGCAAATCTGACTATGGCGGCAGATATTTCCGTCAGAGCACGTGAGATTGATTTCGTAACACGTTTTACAAAGAACTGGGACAGCCTGCGTGAAGTGCTGGGAATTATGCGTCCAATCAAGAGGGAACCCGGCACACAACTGGTATCCTACGAAGCATACATCACCCTGCAGTCCGGCGCAGTTGGCGAGGGTGAAGAGATCCCGTACAGCAAGGCAGGTGTGCGTCCTGTTGCATACGGCGATCTGACGCTGGAGAAATATGCAAAGGCAGTATCCATTGAAGCCGTCAACAAGTACGGTGCGGCAGTTGCCGTCCAGAAAACAGATGCGGCGTTTCTGAACGAACTGCAGGGCAACGTGCTGGATCGTTTCTATGCGTTCCTGCAGACCGGCACGCTCAAATCAACTGAGACCACTTTCCAGATGGCCATCGCTATGGCAATTGGTCGTGTCGTTGATAAATTCAAAAAGATGCGCCGGGACTACTCCAACATCGTTGTATTCGTCAACACAATTGACGCATACAAGTATCTGGGAGCCGCCAATCTGACCGTTCAGAACCAGTTTGGCATCCAGTATGTGAAAGACTTCCTTGGTGCACAGACCATGATTCTTTCCAGCGAGATCCCGGCAGGAAAAGTCATTGCGACACCTGTTGAAAATATCATTCTTTACTACACAGATCCCGGTGACAGCGAATTTAAGACGCTTGGTCTGGATTACACCGTACAGGGCGAAACAAACCTGATCGGCTTCCATGCGAACGGCAACTACAATACGGCAGTCGGTGAATCCTTTGCACTGATGGGTATGCTCCTGTGGGCAGAGTATCTTGACGCTATTGCAGTCATCACAATCGGCGCATCCGGCGCAAGCCTGACTTTCGACAAAGAGGAAGTCACCGTTGCAGTTGGCTCTACCGTGACCAATACCCTGACCAAAGTACCGTCTGACGCTACCGTAGCATTTGCGTCCGGCAATACGGCAGTGGCGACTGTCAACTCCGGCACCGGCGTTGTTACCGGCGTTGCGAAAGGCAGAGCAATCATCACTGCGACAGATGCGACCAACGGAACATCTGAATCCTTTGAAGTGATCGTAAAATAAGGGGGAGATATGACACTGACTGAACTCTGCAAGGAGCTGAGAAACTGGTTTGAAAAGGCAAAGTATTTCGGTACATTCCGAATTGAGAACGGTGAGATTGACCTGTCCGAACTGGTTGCTGACGGTTCCCTGCAGGTCGGTCAGTACTTCCGTATTTGCGACAGTGTGTTTAACGACGGCGTTTATCAGTACCCAGCTTCTGATTTGACTGATGAAGTATTCGAGGGTGCGGTCTGGGCAATGGCGGTTCCTCCTACCGTCATTGCAATGCAGACCGAGATCAACAACTGGCTTGCTGACGAGGACGTGCAGAAAGCACTGGCAAGTCCGTATCAGTCTGAATCTTTCGGTGGTTACTCATACACAAAAGCGTCA